AACAAAATATTATAATGACTTAACTGATTGCCCATGATATTTTTATAAAAACGTTCATATTTATAATCGGCATTAGCAAACATATCTATTTGATCTTGTGTAAATTGGTGTGATTTGCCGTCTAATGCGTCGAACCTTTGTATTTTTTCAAAAGGGATTTTTGCATAAGAGCAGTTTTGTAAAAAGCGCAAATTGCGGTCGGGTCGTCGGTCTAAATTAATATAATATAATTGCGAGATTTTATCCATTATAATAATTATTTGTATAATATCTTTATATGTTTATTTATATGTTTTATAATATATGTTTTATAATACTTAAAAATACTTAAAAATACTTAAAAATAAATACTTAAAAATAAATACTTAAAAATAAATACTTAATTAATACATAAAATATGTATCATGATTTAACATTAAGAGATGGATCGCATGCAATATCACATCAATTAACTGAAAAAATGATAGAAGATCACTGCATTTTTGCAGAAGACGCAGGTATAGAAGTGATAGAGATAGGTCATGGTAATGGATTAGGTGCATCATCAATATTAATAGGGGAATCGTTATTAACAGACTATGAAATGATAAAAATAGCAAAAAAACATTTAAAAAGAACAAAACTATCAGTGCATATTATTCCAGGGTTAGCTACAATTAGTCGCGATATAGACCTAGCAATATTACTAGATGTAGATATTTTTAGAATAGCTAGTCACTGTACAGAAGCTTCTCTAACAAAATCTCATATAGAATATTTATCAAAAAAAGGCAAAACTGTTTATGGAGTGCTTATGATGACAGCATTATGTTCAACAGAAAAATTATACGAAGAGGCGTTAAAAATGAAATCGTATGGGGCGATGGCAATAATAATAATGGATTCATCAGGGTCATTTATGCCGAGCGACGTTTCAGAAAGAATAAATAATTTAATAAAATTGGATATTCCAATAGGTTTTCATGGGCATAATAATTTACATTTGGCAGTAGCAAATTCGCTTGCAGCAATAAAAAGTGGTGCATCAATAATAGATGTTACAATACGTGGTTTTGGTGCAGGTGCAGGTAATACGCCTTTAGAAATAATGGCTTTTTTACACGAATCTAAATCAATAGATAAAAATAAAATATTAGAGCATTGTGAAAAGTTTAAAATACCAATACCTTGTTGTAAGCCAATTAATATTTTAACGTCAAAATATAAATTAATGAGTGGGTTTGAAAAGCATATATTAAAAGCGGCGGCTCAATATAATATTTCGCATATTTTACTAACAAATGAATTAGGTAATAAAAATTTAATAGCGGGTCAAGAAGATTTTATATATTTAATAGCAAAATCTTTACAAATAAGCGTATAAGCAATGGTTATAATTTTTAATTTTTAATTTTTAATTTCTAACAATAATATTTGATTTAATTGATATATTATTTGTCATAATATTTGAAATAATGTCATAATTTAAAAGTGGTGACATTTCTTCAATAGGTGGTGAAAATATGGTATTATTATTAATATTAACAACGCCTTTAACTTTTGGTATAAATTCTTGATCAGGTGGCATAAATATTTCACAGATGGAAGGTCCATCAAAATCCATAAATTTTGGGAAATAATTATAAAAATCTTCCCAAGATTTAATTTGAAATTTTTCATATCCAAATGCATGCGCGACCTTCATATAATCGGGCAGAACAATCCCTGTATTAGAGTTTACAGAATTATACGTTCCATTAAATAATAATTTTTGCGTATGTTTAATCATTAAATAGCCATCATTATTAAAAATAACAATTTTAATTTTTAATTTATGTTGAATAATAGTTTGTAGTTCTTGTAAATTAAGCATCATACCTCCGTCGCAATTAAGACATAATACTTCGCGAGTTTCAGACGAAATAGCTGCGCCTAATGCAGCAGGAAGGCCATATCCCATTTCTCCAAGTCCATAAGATGAAAACATAGTATGTCCTTGTTTAAGTCGTATAACTTGATGTCCAGATAATAAAGCTGTTCCCATATCAGTAACAATAATTTGCGTGGGTTTTAAGTAATCCGATATTTTATCAATAATTTTATACGAATTAGGGAATTCATCATCTTTATGAGATGGCTCAATTAAAGGGAACGATTTTGATAACTGAATACATTCATCTAACCAAGATTGATTGCAATATTTTAATTTAATATTATATAATTGATTAATAAATTGGTTACAATCTGTATTAATACATACATGCGCAAAACTTTTAAATTCAGTAGTATCAATATCAACCATAACAATTGTAGCAGTTCTAGCAAATTCTTTAAAATCATACCCAGTTTGTGGAAGTGTTAATCTGCTACCTAATACAATTAATAGATCGCTTTTTTGTAAAATAAAATTAGCAGATCGTTGTCCGTATATGCCGGGTCTTCCGAAATACAAAGGGTGTTCATTGTCTAAAATATCAATGCCTGACCATGTTAACAGAACAGGTACCTGTATATTTTCAAGTAGTGTTTTAAATATTTCAGTAGAGTTTGATAATTTTACGCCATTTCCAGCTAATATGACAGGTCGTTGAGATAATGAAAGAAGTTCCTGAATATTTGAAATACCATTATTAACAATAATTGGTATATAATCGTTCCATTTGCGATAATCAATATTATGCGTTTGAATATCAAATGGTATATCTAATAAAACAGGGCCTTTGCGACCATCAAGCATAATAGAATAAATTTTTTCTAATTCGTCCTGAATAATAGAAGAGTTTAATATTGTTTTAGAATATTTAGTAGTTTTTGAAACCATATGAGCAATGTCAAACCCCTGGGTTCCATACATTCTACGATTATTATGGTCATTAACATAATAAGATTGTTCTTGTCCTGAAAAAATGATGGTAGGCGTAGAGTCTGCCCATAAACTTACAATTCCAGTAACAGCATTAGTAGCTCCGCCTCCAGCAGTAACAAGTGCAATCGCAATTTTACCGGTAGTTTTAAAATAAGCTCCTGCTGCAATAACAGCAGACTGCTCATTATGAACATTGATGATTTTAATATTGTAATTATTAAATGAGTCGTATATATGAGAATTTGCTGAGCCAATAATACCAAAAACTGTATTAATATTGCGATTAATTAGGAAATTACTAATGATGTCTGAAACTTTCATAATAATAAATATAATAAATAATGTTTATATTCTATTTATAATATAATATAATTTACATATACAATAAATTATATTATTATTTAGATATGGTAATGGTGTAATTGCATTACAATATTAATGACGTATTTTTACAAGTTATGAGAGCATGTATTGCTGCGCAATTAATAATATCTAAATTTCCAGAATAATTTGAAATAACATTACTTGAGCCAATGATATTAACATGTGCCATTAATAAATTAGGCGTCAGTAAAGTAGGTTTAATCATTTTGTAATTTGGTATATATATTTGAATAAGATTAATAAAATCGTCAAAATCGTCAAAATTGTATAAGCCTGGAGTAGTTATTTTTAAAAATACGGTTGTTTGCATGGTAGTATTGACATGTGGATTAATATTAAGAATTACTTTACATTTTGGTGTATTAATAAATTTATATATAGCAAGTTCGGTTAATTCGATATATTTATCTACATTAATGCGCGTTGCCATACCGGCGCTTTCTGAATTTATTTGCGTAATAACTTCTGCATATGTTATTTCAAATTTATTATTTAAATATTTTAATAATGGAATTGAAGCCTGTCCGCCACAAGTGACCATATTTATATTTGAATTTGAACTTAAATTTGAACTAATATTAGGTATATAAAATTCACCTACATTTGATGGTGTTAGATCAATAACTTTAATACCTTGTTCAAAAAATACTTTAGAATTAATTACTGCAGAAAAAGCATCAGTACAATCAAAAACAACGTCGCAACATTTAGGATTTTCAATAAAATAATTAATACTATTGTCACTATAAAAAATATTTTTAGGCAATATTTTTGTACAAGGTCTTCTCCCAACAAAAGCGATAATTTCAACAAAATCTAACTTCATTACTTTATTTAAAAGATCAAACCCTATTTGTCCAGTTCCAATAATGCAAATTTTAATCATAATATATTTAAATCATAATATATTTAAATCATAATATATTTAAATCATAATATATTTAAATCATAATATATGTAAATCAAAGTAATCAAAGTAAAAAGAATTCTTTAATCTTACAACAAACATAATCAACATCATCTACAGTCATACCATGATGCGCGCCTAAAAGAAAACCTTCCGCCATGATCCTATCAGAATTTGGGAAAATTTCCAAATATTCTCTATAAACAGGGTGTCTTGTGATATTGCCAGCGAAACAAACGCGCGTTTGAATATTATTATTTTCCAAAAATGTGAGCAGTTCTAATCGTCGTTTTGTCATAAATGGAATAGCTAACCAATCTGTATTGAATGTATTAATTGGTAAAATTAGTTCGGATACATCTTTTAAATTTTCTAAATATCTATTAAATACGGTTCGTCTTTTTGTTTTGATTTCATCTAATCGGCTGATTTGAACTAATCCAAACGCTGCATTCATCTCACTAGATTTCATATTATATCCGATTGCGCCATAAAGGAACTTATAATCGTATGGAATACCATCAATACTAAATTCAAATCTAGTTTTAATGTCTTCAGAATTATCGCCAATTCTTCCCCAATCTCGAAACATAGTTGCGCGTTTTAATAATTTTTCATCATTAAACATCACCATACCTCCTGAACCTCCTGCGGTAATTAGATGACTTGAATAAAAGCTAGTGATTGATATATCTGTTTCAGGTGTAAATGTAATTGTATCAGCAGAGTCTTCAAATAAAATTATATGCGAGTTACCGCTACTGCTACAGATGCGTTTTCTAATTTCGCCCCAATCAGGTTTTGAACCTACTAGATTTGGGATAAGAATGATTTTTGTTTTGTCCGTGATTTTAGAGCATACTTGATCGGGTGTTGGTACATAAGTGCCGAATTCCGCGTCGCAAAATACGGGTTTTAATCCGCACTGAACAATTGGTGCAAGTGTTGTAGAAAATGTGCACGCAGGAGTAATGACTTCGTCGCCAGGCTGTAAATTTAAAGCATTAAGACCTAATAAAATAGCAGATGACCCGCTATTAACAAATAGTCCATGTTTTTTTGCAAATAGAGTGGAAACTTTATTTTCGAATTCAATTGTCCTTGGGCCAAACCCGGCTAACCAACCATCATTTAAACAGTCAACAACTGCGTCAATTTCGTCTTGTCCATAAGCTTCTTTTTGATTAGGTGCATACCAAATTTTCTTAGAATTCATACCAATATATATAAATATAAATTATATTTATATAGTTTTCCCGAATAATGATTTTATTTAATTAATTAATAAAAATTATTTTGAACAGTATTCTCCATTTTTTCAAAATTTTGTAAATTAAGGATAAATTGAATAACGGTGCTCTCTTTGCAAAAGTTTTGAATGTCTGTCCATTGGTCTTTTGCTAAAGATAAAGTGTCTTCAGCATACTGAATATCTTCCATTCCATATGCAATACCATATAAATTATCTAAACCCTTATATTTTACATATTCATTCGCTGCGGTAGTTTTAATCCAATCAAGCTTGCTTAACCCATCAACTTTACGAACTATTGAAATGCACCCACACAAAGCAGCCATAATAGTAATAAATGTTAATGGGTCATATGAAATAAAGTATTTATATTTATTAAATAATTCAATTAAGTTGTCCTGCAAATGGTCAATACCGTCATTATTTATTTCAAATGATCCTGGAGGGTGAATATTTATAATTTCATCTTTATGCATACGCTTTTTGCGATAAGTAAAACAAGTTCCGTGCCTAGGATTAAAATTAGTTTGTTTTACATTTGGATAAATGTAAAGACTAGTCAACAGTTTATAAACTGTGCCCATTTTTTCAGGATATTCATTAAATTTTAATTCAGAATTAAAATAATATACAAGGTCTTGTTTATTATAATGACTTAAATAAACGGATTTATCATAAAAAGTGCCTACAGGTGCTAATATCCATCTTACAGAATATTTTGAATTAAATGGATTACCATGAATAAGTTCGCTATATATTACTACAGTAGTATCATCAATTGGGAAGTCATTATCGTAATAAGCGTTGCATACATGATTTTGTATTTTTTGAGTGCAATAAATTTTTGAGTTGATACCATATTCATTCAATATTTTACATAACTCATAATGAACCATTTTTCCGCCAGAATCATGGTCAAATGAATGCCCTGCAAATAAAATATTTTTAATGTTGCTCATAATATTCAATTATAATATTTTATTTAAATACTTATATTTCTATTTATATTTATAAATAATATTGAATAAATTTAGTTTATGATTTAAGAAAATAAGCGAAGATAGCAATGAAATTACACGTTTAATTGTTTGAATTATTTAAATACGGTTATATAAACATATATGAAAGTTCTTATAACAGGCGGAAATGGTTTTGTTGGAATTAATATTATACATGAAATAATAAAAAATACAGATTGGGAAATAGTTTGTTTGATTAATAAAAATTTTGATAGAATTCCTGAACATATTCAAAAAATAAATGATTTAAATACTAATATTTTGTTTGACATTATAATACATGCAGGAGGGGACCCTTCATCAAAATCTTGCATTTTAAATCCAGATAAAGGATTTCAAGATAATATTTGCACAACGTTTAAAATATTAGAATTTGCCCGTATAACAGGAGTAAAAAAAATCATATTTTTAAGTAGTTGTGAAGTATACGGATATGCAACTGATACATCGTGCGAAACAGATTTATTAAAGTCTTATAATATGTATGGAGCGTCAAAAATTGCTTGCGAACATATGTGCTCAGCATATTTTCATTCATATGGAATATCAACAATTGCAATAAGATTACTTAATACATATGGTCCATACTGTCAAGAAGAACGATTTCCATCTATAATTAAAAAAAAGTTTGAAATGGAAAATATCCCACACTTTATTTTAAGTAATAAAACTCCAAAAAGATGGTTAGATATACAGGAGATGGCAAGACGTATTATATTTATTATTAAAAATATGCCGATTGGATTTGATATTTTTAATTTTGTGGGAGATGAAAATTTAACATTAGTTGATTTTATAAATAAATTATCAGGATCAAAAGAATTTACTTATGAATATATTAAGGAAGATATTTCAGGGTATCATCATGAAGGGAATGCTGACGGAACTAAATTTTTAGATTTTTGTAGAAAATATAGATAAATAAAGAACAACTTAAAGATAAACAACTTAAAGATAAACAACTTAAAGATAAACAACTTAAAGATAAACAACTTAAAGATAAACAACTTAAAGATAAACAACTTAAAGATAAACAACTTAAAGATAAACAACTTAAATATCATATAATGGAAAATGATATAGTACTACATAAAGGTTTTTATTGGCCAAAAAAAGACGGCTCAATTGAAATTACAAGCGATTATGCACATACAGATAGTACGTGCTATAATTTAATGGGGCCTTTTAAAAACGTTCCTGATAGTGTAGCAAGTTTTGTTGATAAAAAAAATGTAATTATTCAAGCAGGTGGTAATGCAGGTTATTATGTGAAACGATATTCGCAATTATTTACTAAAGTATATACATTTGAGCCGGATCCAACAAATTTTTATTGTTTAAATTTAAACGTAACATCTCCAAATGTTTATAAGTATCAAGCATTTTTAGGGAGGGATCATGAATGCAAAAATTTAAATAATACGCACGCAACTCTTGGGCATGGCGGTTCTCATGTTGGTAATAGTAATGGTGATATACCAACATTAAAGATTGACGATTTAAATTTATTTGAGTGTAATTTAATTCATTTAGATATTGAAGGATACGAAAAATATGCAATATTAGGTGGTATTGAAACATTAAAACGATGCAAACCAGTTATTTGTATTGAAGATTATGAACCCTGGAAGCAAAGATATAATACTAGTTTGATAGAAATTGAAAATATATTATTTAATATTGGATACAGTTATATTGGAAAAGTCGAAAATGATACGGATAGAATATATAAAATGATTTAATTTCGCGAGATTGCCGTTACCGCCAGTAATTAAAATGCGCATAATATAAATAACAATTAGTATTTATATTATGTTTACGCAGTAATAATATATTTATAAATGATAAATTATGTGTAAAGAAATATTATCTTTTGTTTTTGAAAATGAAATATCGTTTTCAAAAACAAAACCTGCGCTAATTAAACTTAACAATGATTTCCACGTCTTCCTTCTTGATCGATTTCGTGGCGCTAACCGAAAGTTCCTCGCGTTTCTTACGCGTTTTGCTGTGCGCACTTGAGCCAACAGTGACGGTTGTGGTAACAGCGTCTTTGCGCTTAGACGTGCTGTTCCTAGAGTTCATATCTTTTTCGATGGTGTCATAATTTTGCTCTATGTAATCAATCACCTTATTTTCGATGGCCCACATGAAAAAATTTAGTTGTCCAATAGTGGTTTCAATATATTTATTGTCTTTATAAG